CTGACGCTTCAGACATCGTGGCCGCCTTCGCAAACACCGACGCTGCGATTGGCGCCCTGTCGATCCCGACTGCGGTCCAGAACGCCGACGCCTTGCTGGATCGCGACATGGGCGCGGGGGCTGACACGCAAACCCGCTCGCCGCGGAACGCGCTCCGGTTCATTCGCAACGGCTTCAGCATTGCCGCCACGACTCTTACTGTGCTGAAAGAAGACGACACCACCCCCGCGTACACGCGCGACCTGACAGTAGACGCGGGCGCGGTGCCGATCACCGGCGTTTCCTGATGTGGCCGGCTTTCGAAGCCCGCTCGCGATCTGGGCGGGCGGCGCAGCCGCGGGTGGGGCGGCCGGGTATCGAAGCCTTCTCGCGCCTTGGCTCGGTGGCGCCGCTGCTCCAGGTGTCTCAGGCACCCCGGGCTATCGCGACCTCGTGGCGTTCTGGATGGGCGGTGCGTTCGCTGGAGCAGGGGTCGTCCCGCCTCAGCCACCTTTCAACGGCGGCGGTGGCGTCATCCGAATCCCGATGCGGCGTCGCCTCATCAACGAAGAGGAAGACGTGATGGCAATCATCCTCGCGGCGCTCGTCGTTCTCAACCAGTAAGTCCTATGACCGAAACCATCGAGAAAATGGCCGACGAGATGTTCGGGTCGTTCAAGGCCTACGTCTCGAAGCGGCTGGAGTCGTTTGTCACGCGCTTGGAGGCTGTGGAGAAGCGCCAGCCGGAGCGAGGTGAGAAGGGCGCAGACGGCCTAAACGGCAAGGATGGTGCGCCCGGTCTGAGCATCAAGGGGGACACTGGTGATAAAGGTGATTCGGGCAAGGACGGCCAAGTTGGCTCCGAGGGCAATCCGGGCCGTGACGGTGAGCCCGGCAAGGATGGCGCTCCCGGCCTGCCTGGAGCGGACGGAAAGCCCGGCAACCCGGGCGAGAACGGCAAGGACGGCGCGCCGGGGGCTGATGGCCTGAAGGGCGCCGATGGCGTTCACGGGAAAGACGGTGCCACGGGCATCGACGGAAAGAACGGAGTTGACGGCCTGAATGGAAAAGACGGCGCGCCCGGGCTGAACGGCAAGGATGGCGCCGACGGGATCGCTGGCAAGGATGGCGCAGCCGGTATCAACGGCAAGGACGCTGACCTAGAGGTGACGAAACACCTGATCGAGTCGATGTTGGCGCCGATGTTCTCCAAGGCGCACGGTGAGTTCACCGCGCTGGTGGTAGAGAAGTTGCATGAAACCCATATCGCCGCGCTGAAGACCATCGATAGTCAGATCAAGTCGATCCCCCCAGCCCCGGCGGGCAAGGATGGCAAGGATGCCGACCCCGAAGCCGTGCTTCGTGTGGTGAAGGAGGTTGTCTCGCTGGTGCCGCTCCCGAAGGACGGCAAGGATGGCCGCGATGCCCCGACCTTGGATGAAATCATCCCCGCAGTGGTAGCACTGGTTCCGGTCGCCAAGGATGGGAACGACGGTCGGGACGCGCCCAGCATCGACGAGCTGCGGGCCATCCTCGAAACCGAGGTCGAGCGCCGCGTGAAGATGATCCCGGTGCCGAAGGACGGCGTGAGCGGTCAAGACGCGCCGACGATCGAGCAACTGCAGCCGATCCTCGAAAACCTTGTGGCGAAGGCGGCGGAGAAGATTCCGCCAGGCCGCGACGGGCGCGATGCTTCAGGCAAGGACGGCGCCGATGGGCTGGGCTTCGAAGACCTTCGTGCTTTCAAGAAGGACGCGAGAACGGTCGTGTTCTCCTTCACTCGCGAGGATAGGACGAAAGAGTTTGAGTTCACCTTCCCGGTGATGCTTGATGCCGGCGTCTTCGAGATGGGCAAGGCCTACGAGGAGGGCGACTGCCCGACGTACGGCGGCTCGATCTACGTCGCCAACCGGAAGACCTTGCCCACCGAGCGCCCGGGCGATGGCTCCGATGCATTTCGCCTTGCCGTGAAGCGTGGCAAGGACGGCAAGGACGGCGCATGAGCTACTGGTACTGCGACACGCTGGCTTGGCGCTCGCGCTACGCGGCGCCGCTGCCGCCGGGAATCAAGGTCATTTCGACCGCGGCCGGACCGTTGATCCCGCTCGAGACGCTTCGCCAGCAGTGCGAGCTCGTCGCGATCGACGGGGACAGCAATGCAGAGAGCCATCCCGACGACGAGCTGCTCCTGGCTTACCTCGATGCGGCTGTGGAGCACGCCGAGGACTTCACCGGCCTCTCGATTGCCCTGCGGACCTACGAGGTGGCGTTCGACTCGTTCCCCTGGATGAGCGCTTGGAATAGCCGAGGCATCGAACTCCCGCGCCCGCCGCTCATTCGGGTCGATAGCTTCTTTGCTCCTGACGGCGGGAGCGACGGCGAGCTCGACGAAGGCACCGACTACCTCGTCGATGATTTCCGCGTCCCGGCGCGTCTCGTGCCCGTTACGAGTTGGCCGAGCATGACGCGCGCGACGAACGCTTTGCGCATCCAGTTCACGGCGGGCTACATGACGCCGGCCTACGAGGAGGCGTCTGACTTCTCGGTCTCGGACTACGCGGGCGCACAGCCACTGCCCCACGCAATCCGCCAGGCCTTGCTTCTGATGGTCCGCCACTTCTGGGAGCACCGGAGCGATTCAGTCGAGAAGACGCTAGCCACGATCCCGAACGGCTTCAAGGACTTGCTCCGGCCGAAGAAGGTCATTCTCGGAATGGCCTAAATGGGCGAGCGGCGCCACTGGCTCACCTTCGAGAGCCCGGAGACGGAATTGGATTCGGACGGCGCGCAAGTGTCGATCTGGGTTCCTGCGTTCCCGATAAATCACCGGATGCCGTGCCAAGTCGTGGCTCTGTCCGGTCGTGAGTTGATCGCGGCGCAGGCATCGCAGTCGAGGGTGACGACGAGGATCGTCACGCAGTACCGCTCGGGCTTCAACGCATCGATGCGAGCTCGCTACGGCCAAGGCGAGGTCTTCAACATCGAAGCGGTCATTCCTGACCCGGAGAGCCGCAATCGGTACGTCACTCTCTTGGCTTCGTCTGGCGTGAACGAGGGGTGAAATATCCGGCCCGTCCGGAGTGGCCGGGCACCGTGGTCTGCATCGCTAGTGGACCGAGCCTGACGGCCGAGGACTGCGAGACGGTCAGGGAGTCTAAGCACCCGGTGATCGTCACCAACACGACGTTTCGACTCGCACCGTGGGCCGACATCGTTTTCGGAATGGACATGGCTTGGTGGAAGCTCTACGGGAAGGAAGTCGCCGAGGTCTGCACTGGCCGGAAGATGTCGAGCTCGCACGCGGCCCGGGCATACGGAGCTGAGTCGGTCTGGAACTGTCCGTGGTTCCCTCAAGCGCAGAACTCGGGGCAGGCGATCCTCGGGCTGGCGATGGCCTCTGGCGCCTCAAAGGTCGTGATGCTCGGCTATGACTGCCAGAAGACCGGCGGTAAGACTCATTTCTTTGGCGATCACCCGAAGCAGATCGGGAACGCGGCTTCGATCAAGAAGTGGCCGCGGCACTTCGAGCACTTGGCGAAGGATGCGAGGAGCAAGTCGGTACTCATCGTCAACGCGACTCGGGAGACTGCCTTGACTTGCTTTGAACGAGTTCCGCTCGAGCAGGCCCTGTGAGGCGGTCGATTCGGGGCGGGATGGGCCTAGGAGACGCCCTCTACGTCCAAGCGGTGGCCCGGCATCTGGTGATGAAGGGCGAGCGGTTGCGGGTGCATACCTCGTGGCCCGATGTCTTCCGCCCGCTCGGCGATAACGTGGAGATCGCGCCGTTCACCCGCCTAGGAGTCAACATCCTGGCGCACTACTCGCTGCGGAAAGGACGAGCGGAGACGACGCAGTTTCAGGACGTGTGCCTCACCGCAGGGATTCGAGAGCCGGTCGAGCTGAAGCTGGACTGGACGCCGACCAGCTGCATCGGCGATGACTTGAAAGCTCGAGGCAGGCCGATCGTCTGCGTTCAACTGCCCAGGGCTCCCATGGGCCGAAAGGATGGCTTCGGCGCGGAGTTGCTGCCCGACTGCGGCGTGATCCAGAAGATGATCGACGAGATCAAGGGGACCGCATTGGTGGTTCAGATCGGGTCGGGGGTTCCGCTCTACCGTTTCAGCGGCATCGACGTTGACCTGGCCAATCGGACGACCGTTGCCGAACTGCTCGACGTGGCCCTCGCGGCTGATGCGTTCCTCGGCTACGTCTCGTTCATCGTTCCATTGGCTGAGTCGCTGGGCAAGCCGGCGCTGCTGGTCTGGTCTAGGAAAGGGCTGAAGGCCGGCCACCTCTACGTCCGGCAGATCACGCCAAAGAAGGTGCTTCACGCGCCAAGGTCGAGCCACGTATTCGACGACGCTCCGGAACTGGGAAAGACGATGCGCGACTTCTGTGGGTCGCTCGCGTGATCGATCTCGACGGGCCGCGGGGTTTGGGCGATGCGATCCACCTCCGGGCGCTGGTTCTGCATCTTCTGGGGGCGGGTGATGAGGTCACGGTCTTCACACCCTGGCCGGACGTTTTCTCCGGCCTTGCGATCGTGGTCAAGGGCATCAAGGAAAGGACTGGTGCCGAGGACATCCACCACTGCTCGGCGTGCCTTCATTGCAGGCTCACGGAGGTTAGAGGACGGCTGACGACGATGTTCGAGATGGCCTGCCGACAGGCTGGCGTCTTCGAGCCGGTGCCGCTGGCGATCGACTGGGTGGTGCGGAACAACAACCTGGTCGAGCGGATCAAGCGCCGCGCTGCCGGAAGAAAGGTATTCGTCTACCAGCCGCCGCGGATCACGAATGGGCTCGAGCAGGAAGTAATGCGGCCGAACGCCGAGGCCTTCGTTCGCTACATCGACCAGCACTCCGACTGCTATCGGATCAAGGTCGGCAGGTCCGATGCTGTGGAGGTCTTCGGGGATGCTCCATGCGAGTTGAACCTGTTCGACAAGACATCGGTCCACGATGCGTTCGACGTGGTGTCAGTTGCTGACATGGTGTTCAGCCCGCCGTCGTATCTGACGATCCTGGCGCAAGCGATGGACCGGCCCTATACCTGCATGTTCACGCGCAGGGCAGCGCTGTCGCAGTTCTCCCGAGCGAAGAACCTGACTCCGGAGGTGCTGTTCCACAAGCCGGCGATCGGGACGGCTGTCTATGACGCATAGCTGGTTCGTGGGCGCCGATCGCGTCTCCGAGCGCATCAAGGGAAAGCGGGTTGCGCTGGTCGGGTCTGGGCCGGGGTGCCTGACGAACGACCGAGGTTTCGTCGACGGGCACGAGGTCGTCGTCAGGGTGAACAACTTCAAGTTGGGGTCTGCCCAAGGTCGGCGGACGGACATCTTCTACAGCTTCTTCGGAACGTCGATCCACACGAAGGTCAGCATTCTCAGAGATTCCGGCGTGAAGCTGTGCATGGCGAAGTGTCCGAACGCGAAGCCGCTCGATTCGCGCTGGCATGAGATCAACGGCAAGGGATACGGCGTCGACTTCCGGGGCATCTACACGAGCCGGGCTCGGTGGTGGTTCTGCGACACCTACGTTCCCTCGGTTCCTGAATTCCTCGAAGGCTTCGACCTCCTCGGTCAGCACGTACCGACGACAGGGTTTGCTGCACTCCTGACCCTTCTCAAGAACGAACCCAAGAGCATCTACATGACTGGGTTCGACTTCTTCACTTCGAAGATACACAACGTGAATGAGCGGTGGCACATGAAGAACAACAGCGACCCGATCGGGCATGTGCCCGAAGCCGAACTGGCCTGGCTGCGAGCCAACATCGGCCGGCTGCCGATCACGGCGGATCGTGCTTTGCGGGCGATGCTCTGATGGAGGTCAAGAAATGCGAGTGACTGCCGATCTAGATGACCCGGACTTCATCGGTGAAGCCAACTACGGACGCTTCAAGGTGGAGATCGACGGGAAGCGCATCGAAAACCCGTTCGAGGCCGACGACGAGGCTGGATACGTGTTGCTTCATGCGCGCGATGAGGACGGGGGCTTCGTCATCAACGAGGAGCAGACGGAGACCGTCAAGGTGACTTTGCGCGGGAACGTTCGCATCATCGACACGCGGCAGGCCGCCTAATGATCCTCAAGCAAGAGCAACACTGGCGCATACCCGAGACCAAGAGCGGCGGCGTGCTCTTCGAGTATCAGGGTCAGCTATATCCAGACGGCAATGCCTGCCAGTTCATAGCGCCGTTCGCCAAGCATTTCTGCGTAGGGAACGGCCTGGACGTAGGGTGCGGCAAGTGGCCGCTCGAAGGCGCGATTCCGGTCGACCTCGCGTTCGGAGGCGACGCGATGAATCTGCCTGCCGGTGAGTTCGATTTCGTCGCGTCCAGCCATTGCCTCGAGCATCTGCCGAACCCGGTGGCCGCACTGGAGCACTGGAAGAGTCGGATCAGGCCTGGCGGTGTGCTGCTGCTCTATCTGCCCTCCGAAGATCAACGCTACTGGCGC